CACGCTTGTGAAGCCGCCGCCTGTTGATTTAGATGCCGTCCCCCGATCCGCCAAGTCTCTGCCGCGTTCCTGACCAGCAAGCGTTTGCGCCACAACGGCAGGATCCGCAACTGGCGATGCAGATCCAAAGCTAAGAGGCGCTGCACCGGTGCGAGGATTGATAAACATGCCGGTGATGGCATCATACTGGCCGGGGTTACGCGCCTTCAGCTCTGCCAGAGCTTGGTCATACATCCCGCCCGACGAGTAGGCGCTCATGCCGTTGTAATTCGTCGCCGCTGGCAGCCCTGCGGTCGGGTCCGATGTCGGCAGCCCGAAGGCAGAAGCCATCTGATTGGTGCCTTGCATGGCCGCAATCTGCGCTGGCGTCATCGCCGCGACATCAGGCCCATAATACGGCGTATAACCGATCTTTGAGACATTCTTGGCGCTGGCGATATTCTCCTGCGCCGCGCCTTCCAGCCAAGCCGGGATGGTCACGCTTGTCTTGTTGCTTCCGCCGCCCATTAAAGTTCCCTTTCCATCGTCACCAAAACGGGGCGAAACCCGCTCTTGTCCAGTATCCGTTCCCAGCCCTTGCGGCCCGAAATTGTCATGCTTTGGCATCCCTGACGCCGACCCCACTCGGCCACGCTCTCGATGCCGCCGACCACCTCATCCATCTGGCCGCCAGCTAGAAAAACGTGGATCACCTTCTTTCTAGCATATTCCACAATCTCTGTCACGGCAGCAGAGTTTGGCGCGGGCCAGAGCTGCATGCGGCCCTCGATGATGGCCTGCTTTACGTCGTCAAAGTTGTGCGTGCCGCCGCTATATTCCAGCGCATCCTCGATGTGTTCGCGGTTGGCGTCGATGATGTTCAAGCGCGCACCCGTGTGATGCTGATCGTCGCTGCCGGAGCGGACGGGCAAAATACAGTGGCTGCCGTAGCTTCCAAGTGGCCGTTGGTGTCGCTGACGGCCCACATCGCCTCAAGATAATCTCCGGCGTTGAAATCAAAGATGGCCGACCGCGCTACCACCAGCCGTGCGCCGCTGTTCTTGAGCGTGTTCACCATGGTCGATCCAGCGACATTGGTGCCATTCACTTTAGGCCAAAAGTAAAAGTCCACAGAGGCCGAACTACCAGAACTGATTTCAGCCGAGAAATTGACGAGATATTCGCCGCCCTCGCTGAATACGAGCCGAGACGGGTTGGTGCCGTCATTGGTGACGCCCTGCGCCGCCAGAGGGGTGAATGTCAGAGGGTAGGCCGTGTTGGCCGCCGCCGCAGTCTGTGTGACCGTGACTCCGCCCATATACTGCCCGTCGGCCAGCACAAGCTGCCGCCACTCGTTGTTTTTGCTGACGACGGGATAGCCGTTCACGGCGTCCCACAACATGACCCCATCATCAACTGAAGACGCAGTAGCCGACTTGAACTGCAAGCGAGATGTCGTGCGCCGCAGGTATCCGACGACGTTCTGCGCCCAGACTTGTATATCTGCCGTGACGGGAGGAGGAGTAAAGCCAAGGCTCACCGCAGCCCTCCCGCTGTAGCATCAAGTCGCATGACGCCGACGCGCCAATCCGCCAACCGCGCGCCGTCAACGCGCATCTGGATCTGGCGGCCGGTAAAGCGCACGCAAGTCGGGTTGGCCAGCGAGTAAGGGCCATATGTCCGCTGCGTGTTGTTCGGATGGAAGCGCGTCTTGAACGTGGCGGTCACATCACCCTGCGTTTTTTCATCCGGGATGAGCATGGTCGCTGCCATGACATTATCTCCAGCGCCGAGGCTGATCGGGCCGCTTTCGGCAAACACATCCGCGCCCCCATGCGAAAGGCCCGTCTCGTGGTCATACGAAACGCCATCCGACCCAAACCAAATCGGGCTGCGGAACACGCCGCTATCGACGGCCGCCGTGCGGGAAAGCGATCCCACCGACCAATGCCGCTCGGCGTAGTTAAAAACGACATACCGGTCGTTTTCTAGCGTTGACCCTGACGGGTAGAACCACCATATCTCGGAGAACTTGGCATTCGACACGGCGGCGACCTTTGACCGCTGCGCGTTGTTGATGTCGGAGAAGACGTAATCTGCGACGTCGCAGGGCACGTCAGCCACAGCGCCGCCAGAGTAAACGTGGAATCCGCGATTTCCCATCCAGAATACGCCCTCATCTACCGCAGCCGCCGCACGACGAGACATAGCCCCGCAGGCTGATCCGACGCGCTCGAACCCGTAGACGTAGGGCGGTCCCTGATACGTCGCGGCGTGTGCGTCTTGGTCGGTGATGATAAGCGTCTGCCCGCGCGTCTTGATACCTAGCATGATCTGGCCGCTGGTCTGCAGCTCAATGTCGCCCGCCTCGTTTGTCGTAAGCGGCGTCCATGTCGTATTATCTTCGCGGTCGCACCACTGGACCTTGCGCGGGTTGCCACCTGCTCCGAGCGCAAACAGGAAACGCTCTGCCGTGACGACAAGCGACATGTTATCGATTGGCGCGCCAGAAATAGGCGCGGCGTTATTGGCCGCATTCAAGTCCCACTCAAGCAGTCGACCATCCGCGACGGAACACGCGACTAGGTTTTCGCCCCAGTTGTCCAGCGCCCAAGTCGCGGCCTCGCCGTAGTTGCCCTTGTCGGCGCGCGCCACGCCGTAATGTTCAAGGCCGTAGAAGCCGCTACTGAAGCCAGTGTTCACTTGGGCGTCCAAGTCACCAGCGACAAGATCGGATGGCGTGATGTCGACCACCGCGCCGGACGCGTTGACTGCCTTCAGGGCGTCGTGAAAGCCTGCCGCATAACGCCTGCCGCCATCCAAATCCTGCCACGCGAGAGCGGCGCGGGGCGCAGTAGATCCGAGCGTATCCCGCGTCCGCCATCCGCCGACCGGCCGCATCGTGCCATCTACCCAGCGAACCAAGTTGGCGTCATACCAGCGATTGCTGGCCTGATACTCTGTGCCGTTGCGATAGACGCCAGGCGGGATCTGGAGCGGGATTAGCGGCATCGAGGTCTCCTGTGTGCCAGATCATACATCAGACGCATGATTTAGCCAACCTCCCGATCAATTGGGTCGAGGGCTCTCGGCACAAGGCCATCAGCCTTGTGAAAATGGCTTCTAGCTGGCGAGGCGTTGGGTTATTGCCCTGCATTGCAGCCCGCATCAACAAGCTGAATCAGTCGCGCACCCGTGACCAGCGACTGCGGGCCGCCATCATCCGCCAATGCCTTCGCATGTTCCGTCCGCGCCGCTTCGGTCCCGGCGCAGATCGCATCAGCGCTTCCCGCGTTCACGCAGCCAATCAGCGGCAGCGGCAGCGTCAGACATGCGGCCCACTTCATCCATCCGTTTCCGTGTGTCGGCATAATCTTCAAGCTCCTTCGCTTTGGCGTCAGCTTGTGCGGACTTTCTGCCGCCAAACCAGCTTGCTGCCAGCGCAGCGACAATAAGACCAAAAGCGGCAGACCACATTTTCAGCCTCGCAAAGATCATCTGTCGCCCTCTGCCCACTTGCGGATGCGCTCACGCATCACCCAAAGCCCGGCCAAAATCACGATACCAGCGAATACCAGCGCGATGATCTGTGCGGTGCCGTCTAGCGCGCCGACAGCCGTCCCGGCAGCCGTGACCCCGGTTGCGATCTGTGCAGCCGATGCCTGCACGGTTGTCGATTGTGCAACTGTGGTGCGCCCGGTAAACTTTCCGTCAACAGGTGTCAGGAACAGCTTGCGCTCTGCTTCGCGTCGGCGGGTCAACCCCTTCAGAACTTTCCCGCCAGCTTTGTCCCAGAGCAGAATGGCTTTGGCAGCAGCTTCTTTTTTCCCCGCGTTAAACAAGCGCAGCGCGGATGACTTTTTAAAAGCGCCCGGGCCGATATTATATGCCAGAGAGACAAATGCCCCAAACTCGTTTTCATTGATCGGAGCGGTGATGGCGGGCGAGATTTGTGCAGCAAACTTTGTTAGTGTTGCACAAAGATAAGCCTCTGCGTCGCTCTTGCTGATCGTCATGCCCATCGCGGGCTTGATGCCGACGCCTGCCATCGCTGTGGTGCCATATCCAATCGTCCAAATGCCTACTGCATCGCGGTATGCGTTGGCCCGGAAGCCTTCAAACTCTTTGACCAGATCGACGGCGGCCTGATTGACGTTCATTTACGTAATGCCTCCTCGATGGTGTCCAGCTTGGCAAATACAGCTTTGAAGCTATCTTGAAGCTGCATGAACTCGCGGTCGTGGGCTTCTTTGTTGGAGATTGCCTGCGCTTTTAGCACCGCGATTTCCGTGCTGTGATCCTGCTGGCGCTGGTAAACAAGCCAGACAAAGGCAGCCACCGGGGCTACGATCCACTTCATGATTGCGTCAAGAATGTCCATTCTCGGCCTCGCCCTACACAAACTCAAGCGGAAGAACAGTCGCGGCCCCGGCAACCGTTGCTGCAAAATCCCAGATGTCCGGGGTGCCGTAGCCCATCCGATCCCAGACTTCTTTTGCGCCTGCGACGATAGATGCTGCCACAAACGAAACCATGGGCGGGGTGCCGTAAGCCACGCAGAAGCAGGCTATCGCCATGCCAGCCCAGAAGTGCGCCTGTTTATCGATGGCGAACATCAGTCGGCCTCTTGGATGGTGAGTTCACCCGCTTCGAC